GAGGCGTTTACCGTAATGACCCCCCAGGATGTAATAACCCAGGTTAGAAGGCTGATTCAGGACGAATCGGCTCCGTTGCGTTATAGCGACACTGTTCTGCTAGGTTTTGTTAACGAAACTCTGAAGCGGATGGCGGTATTACGTCCTGATCTTTTTTCATATATTGGGGAAATTACTACTACTCCTAACACAGTACTTCAGAGTTGCCCCTCGGATTCTGTAAGATTAGTAGAAATATTCCAGGTTAAGGATGGGAGCGCAATTACAGAAGTTTCCCGCGATACGCTTGACCAATCTGCTCCTGGCTGGGTAAGCGAAACTGCTGGAACTCCTGTAAACTATGTTCGGCATGTAAGAAATCCAAACAAGTTTTTTGTTTATCCGCGTCCAACGTCTGGAATTATTCTTATTGGGGAGTATGTCCAGTCACCGTCAAATTACACGCTTAACCAGACAATTTTGTTGCTACCAGATTCGTATTTCTCGACTGTTGTTGATGGTACAGTTTACCTTGCTGAGTCGGTCGATAATGAACATGTAAATTCTGGTCGCGCCAAACTGTTCTTTGATTCGTTTGCCCAGAGTCTTGGTGTTGGACTTCAGTCCCGCTCGATTACTGATACAGAAGAAGGCGGACTTGATCCGAGACAGGTGGTCTAATGGCCGATCAAGCATTTTCTAGCCTAGTTTATAAGGTTAGTCCGAGTGTGCCGGGCTGTCCACAGCCTACCATGGTGCAATACATTAAAGACGCCGCAATTCGGGTATGCGAAAGAACTCTTGCGTGGCGGTATCAACCACCTTTGTTTAACTTGTTACCGGGTGTACATGAGTATTCGTACAATAAACCGACCAATACTGATGTACAAGTGGTATTTGATGCTGTTGTTAATTGCTATCCGCTCCAGAAACTAACTCTGGAACAAGCAATCTTCCAATGGCCCTGCTGGGCAAATTTGTATAGTGGAGAAGATCCTTCAGTTTTGTGGAGTTTAACGTCCCCAAGCGGGTTTAATATTCCAGAGTACAATGAAGATCAATACAACCAGCAAAATACTTTTGTTCTTCCAAGTTCTATTGTTGCGGAGGCAAGTACCCCCGCTGCAATCTGCCAATTGACTCCTGATAAATATATTATTTTGCCATTGCCAGATAATCAACGCACTTACGAAGTCCGAATGTTTTTGGCATTAAAGCCAAAGCGAACTGCTACCGGCATGGACGAAGTTATGATAAGTGAGTTGGAGGATGTAATTGTACATGGAGCGTTGCAGAACCTTCTTGTACTTCCAAACACTAACTGGTCAGATAGAGAACTTGCTGCTTACCACGCAAGACAGTACGTATTTCATTTGAATGAGCGTCGCGCCCGCGCAAATCTTGGAAATGTGCGAGGGGTTATGACCGCCAGAATGCAGTCATTTGGAGTATAAAATGGGAGTTAAAGTTAAAAACAATGCCTTTACGACCATTCCAAATGCTATTACTAGCATTGATACCACCATGACTGTAAAGACTGGTGATGGGATAAAGTTTCCTATTCTAGGTGCTAGTGATTATTTTTACGGAACTCTTGTTGATATCAACGGTAATCTTGAAATAGTTAAGGTTACTGCAAGATACGACGATACTATGACTATGGTCAGGGGACAGGAAGATACTATTCCAATTCCGTTTCCTGCAAATTCTAGACTTGAATTGCGCATAACGGCTGCGACGTTGGATGAATATATTATACAGCGCGGCGCTATTTTGTTGGAGTAACTAAATGCCCATCAAATTTAAAAATAATGCCTTCTCGACACTTGCTAGTTCAATTTCAGCAAGTGATCTAGGGATTACTGTTGCCTCTGGCGAAGGAACCAAGTTTCCAACTCTTACCACCGGCGACTATTTTTATCTTACTATTTCCAGCACTAGCGGCACTTATGAAATAGTCAAAGTTACTGCGCGATCCGGCGATTCAATGACTATTGTTAGGGCGCAGGAAGGCACCGTTGCCAATTCATTTGTGGCAGGAAGCCTTGTCGAACTTCGTGTAACTGCACTTTCAATCGTTGATTCTATTTCCGAAAAGGGTGGGTTTGTAAACGTAAAGGCATTTGGAGCCAAAGGTGACGGAGTTACTAACGATACTACTGCGGTCAATGCGGCGCTTACTGAAGCAGCCACAAACGGTGGTACAATTTATTTTCCAAAAGGTACATATAAATTTAATGTTGATTTAACCCGCAGAGTTATTATCCGTGGCGATGGTTCTACGGCATCAATTGTAAAACCTTGGGATGACTCAATTGCTGTGTTTACCTACAAGTATGCAGCGATGTCGAACCCGGCACCGCTCGACTTCTGGACGTATCACAGTGAAGTACGTGATCTTGGATTTTATTCCAACAGCGCAAAGGTTGGCGTTGGGTTTACTTTTTCACAAACTACGCTGACGAGTCCGCCGATTTCAACTTGGACTAGTCCTCCATCTCTTACCTCGGCTGGCCCTGCCGATCAGTACGCTAATAATGTCAAGTTTTACGGTTGTCATTTTGCCGGCCTTGAAAAAGGCGTTATGTTTCCTGTTGGTAACATTGGTAGCGAGTTTTATTCTTGCGGATTTAGCAGTAATAAGTACGGCATTTACACCATTAGTAACAAGTTTGGTGGCGATGGAATGCACGCCGGTAATAAATATTTTTACGGCGGTATGTTTACTGAGAATACTGTTGGCGTATACGTACATAACACCTCAAACTATGGTGCTATTAACTTTTACGGTACTATCTTCGAACTGAACGTTATTGCCGGATATATCTTTAATGACAACCCGGTTGGAAACGTTTCTTGGCAGGTATGCCCACTGCTCTTTAGCGGCTGTTGGTTTGAGTTTAATGGCGCAACTTACGGACCTCATGCTGCCACCGCCAGTATTGACGCTTGGAGCGGATCAACCCGGTCTACTCAGGTTGTTGCTAAGCGTTCGTGGGTTATTGCCGGTCAAAGAGCCGTTGTCAATTTTGATAATTGTGGCGTGCTTGGGGATATTAATCTTGCTGCTACTAATTCAAGAGTTGTTTTACGCAACTGCGTGGCTGAAAGAGAAATTGGTTACATTGGCGCTTCCTCAACAGTTGCATCTACTTCGCAAATTATTAATGAAAGCCCAAGCACCGAGGGGGGTGTGTTTTACGACGACGGTGTTGTTACCACTGGGTATATCAAATACGGACAACCGGATATGGATTTGACGGGTACTTTTGTACCCGGCGTTCACAAATCTCGTTGGTACCTCACTGAAGCGCGAAACGGAATTCAGCCCGACATGGGTTCATTGGTCGCCTCGGAGACGTTCGTATCGCCGTACACCCTCAAAGACGGGTCGGGTGTCTCAACGCTTGCTGGTACGGTTGTTAACGACGGCCGCATCTTCAAGCAGTGCAATGAGTACACCGACGCTTCGTTCACCACCAGCGAATACTGGGGAATGCTCGATACCAATTTTGGTACATCGGCGGGTTGGTATGCGTTCACGGTTGATGTAAAAGTCACTGTCTGCGCAGACCTACAATACCTCAACTTCTTTGTTTGGAACCAGAACCAGGCTGGCGAGTACGCTTCGCTGGTATATGAGGCTCGTATTCCAGCACTTAACAAGTGGTATACGATTGCTGGATATGCATATCTACCGTCGCCTCTTGCTATTAAAAACATGTATTTTGATGTGCAGGGGCCAACTGTTGGTGGTACGGCAACTACATTCCGTCTCTCTGCTTTCCAAGCACATCGTTTTGATACGATGGATCAGGCTGCGTCGTTCCTGGCTGGCGGTGCATATTCCAACAGCGGCGTTGCTATCACGGGCAACAGCGCCCGGATTGTGGGCGACTTTAATAATGCCACACTTGCTACGCGGACGTTGTTCCAGACCAAAAACGCCAATAGTCCTACGCGTATTGGCGCAATCCCGAGTGGTTCCAGTGATGTATCAACTTATGTTCTGTTTAATAGCAGCACACCGACCAACGCCGGTACGGCGTCTATGGGCGTTAGCAACAGCGTAATGACGCTGACCTCCGGCATTTCAGGTAGTGGTACCTACCTACCAATGGACTTTTACACGAACGGTTCACCCCGTATCCGTATCCGCACAGGCGGACAGGTCGGTATTGGTACGGACTCGGGTGGTAACGAAGTATCGCTGGCTGACAGTACGCTAACGGTAGGCGGCCTCTATAAGACAAGCGCTAATGTCTCCAACATTTACATGACCGGAGGCAATATCCCAAGCGGTACGACCTCTAGCGCTAATGTCTTCTTGTCCAATGTCGGCACGGAAGCAGCAGCGTTTACGCTAACTAACCTATATCATTTTCGCGTTATCGGCGTAAACTTAGGCGCTGGGTCAGCAGTCACAAATGAGTATGGTGTCTATAGTAATTTAGTTGCTGGAACTGGCAAATGGAACTTTTACGCTAATGATACCGCTCCTAATTTATTTGCCGGTTCAACTATTATCGGTAAAGCTGCTTTGGCGACCACCGCAACCAGTGGTTTCTTGTATGTCCCAACCTGCGCAGGCACCCCAACCGGCGTGCCAACGGCGTATACTGGAACGGCGCCCATCGTAGTTGATACAACGAACAATAAACTGTATTTTTATAGCGGCGGCGCATGGCGAGATGCCGGGCCTTAAAGTCGCTCATTAAGAGGAATAAATCATGGCTACAGTATCTCCCGAGTTTTCCCCGGTATTTGCCCAAGGGCAAACTATTATGCGTAGTGTTTGGAATGATATCGTTACCGGCGATACCATTGTCCAACTCGGCGTTCCTGGACAGGATGGCGTTGCTGGGTCTGTCCAGTTTGGCGG